GCCAAGTTGCCAACGGCAAAATCTATAGCGGCTTGACCGAACTGCCCATTCGCCAACGAGGTAACCGTTGCGGAACTAACTGGCAAACCAAGAGCATTTGAGATGGTCGTAGCAGCAATAGACGAAAACACTTGCTGGCCCACATCTAAAGGGCTGAGGCCCCGACCCATTCCACTTCCAATTGTTGCAACCAGTCCAGCGGCTGGACCACCAACAAGCCCAGCCAATGTGCCGATGTTTTCATTCATGTAGCCATGAAAGCTCTGAGCCGCAAGTGCTTGCCCAACTGTTTGGCCCGAATAACCGGGCACATCCATGTTTGACAATCCCAAATCAGACAATGTCTGAAGATCAGCATAGGAAAGATCGGAGTTGTACATCGCTCCCTGCGATGGCGCGGCAGCAGCTACGGCTGCATCTAGGGCTGCTGCTACTTCGGCAGCCGACATACCATACGCTGGCGCGGCTGCTTGGTCAGCAACCGCAGTGTCTACCCCAGTAAAGTCTCCTTGGTCATACGAAGGCGCAGGACCGGGATCAAAACCAACGGGACTGTCAAAGTTGTAATCGTTTACTGTGGGCTCAGTGGAGAACCCAAAACTACGGCTGCCGCCAGTGTCAGTCGCGCCAGAGCCTCCAACGCTAGGGCTGGCGCCTGCGGCAGCTTCAGCTCCAAAGCCGCCAACGTCCCCATCGTAGCCCCCACCGGGGCTGCTATCACCGCCGCTAGGTCCATCACCACCACCACCACCACCGCCACCGTTGTCACCGCCACCACCACCACTGTCGCCACCACCGCCACTGTCACTGCTGCCATCACCGCCGTCACCCTGATATGACGGGACGTTGTCTGGGCCGTAGTGGTCGTGCTTATCGACACCCGAACCGTGGATGTCCATCTTCTTTAAGAACTGGGCCTGCTCATCTGTGACATAGACCAGACGAGCCATCGGATGATCGGAAGAGGATTTCCACTTGGCTGGTACGTTATTGGCAGTCTCTTCACCGCCCTTGGTGTTTGACACTTGTGTGTCGGCAGTGGCGAAGAGCGGCAGACCAGACGGGCCTTGCCATGCTTTTAGGGGGTTGCCAGCTTGCTTGCCCTGCTTCTTCAGCAGTTCAATCTCTTGCTCGGTGATGTATGCCAGATGCGTTTCCAAGTCGCCCGGATTCCAATATCTTGGGGCGCTGCCGATCCTATGGTCGCTGTACCACTGCGAGCTTGTCCAAGAGCCATTTTTCAAAGCGGGTGTCTTTTTTTTCATCTCTATACCTGTCTGACTCAAGTGCCGCCGTTCATTACATTCAGGACGGCAGAAGCCCAGTCCTGCCACTCATCAAAACCATACGGGTCAGGAATGTTTTGGTTGATGAACACATCAATCGCCAGTAGACCCGCCGCCCAGCTCTTCCAGTCAGTGTCAGCATCAGGTATGGGCAAGGATTGGGCAGCGAATTGTTCGCAAACCAAACACCCCCATTGCTCAAACTCCATGTACCTTGGGTCATAGAGAATGGCCGAGCTACTAGCTGTAGCCACGCACATCCCCAAGGTCAGCGTTCACAATCACTTTGCCCATCTGAAAGTCGCCACCCGCCACGTTGGACACAAACTTCAGCCTCAGCTCCCGCCTTTGCTCTCGCAGGTCAATTTTCGTTGTTCCGGGCTCAAAAGGATAGGGGCCAGTGGTTTTATCTTCAGCCTGTGCGTAGGGGCGGCCAGTAACGAACAGCTCCATGGTGCCCTCTTGTACGAAGTCAGGCTCCAGTCGCTCAACGTGCAGCCAGCGGTTCTCCCCTATGGCCGAAGGCTGGGCGGGCCCACCAGCAACCCAGCCAAGGTCGCTGGTCTCAATAAACGCCTCAATCGCGTTGGCATGGGTGAACCTGACCTCGTCAGTGCCGATCTCGTGCTGCCACAGGCTCACAAAGCTCATGGTAGTGCTCACCGTGAAGGCAAAGCCTGCCCCGCCGCCAAAGGTGGCGCTCAGGACATCATCTGGTTGATAGTTGACGCCACGGTCATTGATCACGACTGATACAACAATCCCGCCAGAAACCACCAAGGTGGCCGTTGCGCTGCTTCCAGAGCCGCCCGTAAGGGGCAGGTAGGTATAGGTGGCGTCCGCGTAGCCTGAGCCTGCATTCGTAATCGCTCCCGCCAACAAGCCCCCGACACTGTTGATCTCGTTTCCAGCATTGATGGGGAATCGGAACACTTGCGAGAAGTAGCCAGCAGAGCGGCGGGCGCCCAAAGCGGTACCAACGTCATACCAGACGTTTTCACGAACGTTGTAGATGATGCAGTCGTTGCACTCTTCGGAGTTGCCCCTAGGATAGAACCACCAGATCTCTCCGAAGCGAGGAACCTTCGTGGCGTAGACCTTTTGGCGCTGGGCGTAGTTTAGGTTGTCAAAGAAGTAGTTCTGGTTCATGGAGTTTGGAATCTCCTTGACCACGCCGTTGTAGAGCAAGAACCGATCAACGCCGACCCAGTAGTAGATCCCGTCATACTCAATTACGGACTGGCTCGACAAGATGGAAGACTGGCTGCTGATCACGTCATAACGCCAGAACTGCGTCACAGCGGTACTGCCCAAGGTGATGGACGTTGGGTTGTAGCTCACGCGGATGACGGAGTCCAGCGACCAGAACAGCCCAGAAGGTGCGTTCGAGCCACCTCGCACTGGCAATCCCTTGACGATCTTGCCGGTCGCCATGTTCGCCTCGTTGGCATCGGCCGAGACCCAGTCGTGGAAGTTGCCTGCTGCGCAGTTGCGGATCAAGCCGTTATCGCCGTACACGAAGAGGTACGGGTGCAGAGAAACAACCCCGCCAGAAACGGCCACATTGTTGTCAAAGATGACTGGCACGTTTGTATAGCTGGCCGTGGCATTTTGGTCCAGCACTACCGTTGTAGTAGAGACAGAGACCACGCGAGTACCTACGGGGATGCCCGGTCCGCGCACGGTTTGATTAAAGCCAACTTGGAAGTTTGCTGCCGCCAAAGTGATCGTCGAAGATCCGCTTGTGATGGTTGCTACCGTGGCCTCAAAAGCTCCCACAATAGCCATCGTGTCAGTGCCCAGAGGCGTTGCAATGACGCGAGTATCGATCTCGTTGCTGATGTCGCTTAGGTTCTTGCCAGCGTGCGCAATCAGGTAGTTCAGGCCGTTTCCAGAGGAGTCAGTGAACGAGTCAAACTGCCAGAGGTTTTCTCCTGACGGCGCAAAACAAGGAAGGATAGAGCTTACGATGACCGAAAATCCAGAACCAGTGCCGCCGATGAGAGCGGTTGCAGCCGTAAGGTATTCGCTTGGCAAGTACGCGCAGCCACCAGAAATGATGGTCACTGTGGTGACGGCGCCGCCAGAAACTGTAATGTCGGCAACGGCCGCGTAGCCATCGCCTGCGGTTACGTAGGACAGGGGCACGCCCGTGTATGTGGCGTTTGTGTATCCAGTACCGCCGCTGATGATCTGCAAAGAGGTAACAGCACCGCTGAACTTGACATCAGAGATGCCAGAACCGATGCCGTTGTTGTCAATCGGCAGAACCTGCAATCCGTCTGAGTACCCGTTGTAGACGTTGTTGGAATTGCTACGAGGAACAACGAAAATGCCCCGTGAGGGGCCTGCAAGGGAGTCTGTGATCTGACGATAGCCGCCAATCTTGCGAGGGCGACCACGCTGAAATCTGACCCATTGCCCATCGACATAAAACTCTTTGTCGAACAGCGTTCCATCCCGCTGGATGCCGGGTTTGGTGTCGAGCGCAAAGACTTTTTTGGTCACGAAAATACCCCGCCAGAAATGCCGGTAGTGAAATTTCCAGAACCAGTAACAGCTATCCCCGAGGCCTGAACATCTACGACCAAGTTGCCCAGCACCGAAATGCCAAAGCGACCAGCGCCGGGGCGATAGATACCAGTGTTGGTCTCGTTGCCAAAATTAAGCGATGGTGATGCGGCCGAGCCATTCACGAGGCTGAAGGCTGTACCGCCAGCTTGGGTGGTGTTGGCGTTCAAAACGTTTGTGGCATCGCAAACAAGCGTTGCCTGACCCGATGCTGGAACGGTGGCGGTATTCGCACCAACCGAGCCCGTGGAGATCGTCAGCGTGAAGGCGCCTGCACTCGTCTGGTTTGAGATGACATACAGGTTAACCACTGGAGGAACGATGACCGTCACATTGCCCGTAAGCGTGCCGGTGTAAATCTGGATGGTGTTTGAGGCCTCGCTGGCTGTCAGCGTGTAAGTCCCAGTTACGACAGGCTTGGTGAGCACACCAAATTCAAACTGGGTGCTTACGCCGTAACCAACGGTGACGTACTCTGTTCCCGTGGATGCAATGAACGCAGACTCGCCCGGATCAAACGACTTGGTAACCGCGCCATCAATAAATTGACCGCTTGTGGTACCGATGGTGACCGTGCCAGTTCCGTTGTTTTTGAACAGCGTAAACCAGTTGTCGCCAGTCGTAGAGGACAAGGGCAGCGTAACGCTGGTTGTACCACCAGACCAGATCATGACCTTGGCCCTGTCGGTGGTCAGGAAGGTGTACGCAGCGGTCACTGAGCCTACTGGATGGCTCTGGTTCAGAGTTGAGCCAGAAGCCAGCAAACCAGCTCCAGCAAGGCTTGCCGCGTCTGCCGCAGATGTGCCCGTGCCGAAAGCTATGTTGCCCCAAGTGCCCTGATCGGTCGGGTTGGTCTTGATGTAAACGTACTTGGCCTCGCCCGGGGCAATAGTGATGATGGTCGAAGTGCCGCCAAAAGTCTTGACCGTAAACGAATTGGCCCCAACGTTGCGAATCAGGGAGTCATTTCCAACTGAGGCTTGATTGGCTGGAGGCATGAACAGTGACAGGCCAGCGCTGGCCGTAACGTCCATGATCCGAGCGACAAAGTCATCCGTAGCGTTGCCGTTGAGCGGCCACTCTAGTTGAGTGTTGGCTGTCAGAGTAACCGAGCGGTACGAAACATCCGTTGGTTGGATGACATTACCTGTGAAGGGGCTGTTGTAACTCATCATCGATCCTTATGTGTCAATTGCAACCGCTTGACGGTCGGCCACGCGAAGTTTGTCTTCCGCCACCAGAACATCCATGGACTGCTGATACATGGCCTGCCACAACTGCACCCGCTCATCATTTTTCAGGAACGGCATGGCCTGAAGCAAAGTGCCATACAAAAGCGCCTGCGGGGCGTAAGTGGTGAACCAGTTGGTCTGGTTGGAAGAGTCAAGAGGCTGGAGGCGCTCGTAGTACAGCACTTCAAAAACGTAGTCATCATTGGGGGTGGGGGCCACCATCCAATGGGTGTAGTCGTAGTCGCAGTAAAACTTGGGAACATCTGAGGCCGTTGGGTTGGGCCAATACTCGCGCAGGTATTCGTACTTGCGAAGCAGCACTGGCTGGCGCTTGCCCGCCACCGTGATGTTCATGGAAACCGTTTTGTGCCAGCGGGCTGGCTTGTCGATCACGTTGGCGTTAAGCACCATGGTGCTTTGCTGCACGGTCATGTTGCCCAAGAACTTGATCTGGGCGGCAATTGTTTGCTCGGCCAGCATAATGAACAGCGGGATTTTGTCCAAAGTCGCTGGGTCAGTTCGCTCCAAATAAGATTGAACGTTTTCGACCAGCGAGTCGTAGGTCATTACGGCGGCGACTGTCATTACCAATTACCTCTTGTAAGTTTGTAGGTCATTTTAGTCTCTGCTTAAACGAAAGGCAATTAAACGAACTGGCGGGTTCCGAGCTTGTCAATAATCAGAGCCTGCCTGCGTGGAGGCCCATCGGGGCTGTTTGGGATGCTGATATGGGTCCAAGCATCAAACTCACGGATGATCTGGTCAAAAGGCAGTTTGGAGGCCACCAAAGCCCTCACCACGGCGTCTGGCGCCATGCTTGGTACTCGGATGTCAGCCGCGCAGCCCAAACGGTGCTGGGAGGTGTCTTTGGAGCCTACGCTGTCGTTGACTTGTTTTGATCGGAAGGCGCTGTTGACCATGATTGGCTTGCCGTCCAGATAGGTCTTAACCTTCTCCAAGAACTCAGCCAATCGGACAAGGTTTGCCATCTCGGCATCGTTGGGGGTGTTATCGAACTGCCTGTGGCTGGTGGCAGTCAACTCCTCAAGGGTAAAGTGATCGGTCAGCTTCATTTTTTACCCAGCTTCATGTCGGCCAGCTTCTCGACCGTACGGCCACCAAAGTAGGCAAGGAAGATGATCTGCCCCCACTGGCCCAGCAGTTGGACGTAAGACTCCTGCGCGTTGTAGCCAAACGCAGACATCATGGTGAACAGGAAGAAGGCCACAAAGATAGCAATCAAAGCCATTGGGCGGATGTTCTTGGACAGCCATGAGTCACTGCCCATGTCCGAGCGCCAGCGGTCTGTGGTGTTTTCCTGCTCGACCTCAAACAACTTGGTGTCGTTCGCCATCTTTGCCAACTCGCCATCCTGCGCCATTTTTGCCAAGTCCATCTGGGCCTTGGCCTTGGCTTCAGGATCAGGTATAAACTTGTCGATGAGCTTGGAGCCGACTTCTAATAGTGCTGTGATGGGAGACATGATTTAGCCTTTCAAGTCAAAACTTAGATTTGCATGGCGAGGGTACTGAACGATACGCTCACCCTCTGGACACTTGTATTTGATGGTCGCCAGCAAGGTGGCTTTACCGGGTGCAATCTTTTCTTTTCGCACCATTGTGAGTTGATAGGTAAACGTATCAATGTCTGGCCCAGCAGGGCCACTGAACTTACTCGCGGTGGTGGTCGCCTCATGCACCATGCCTGCTGCATCACGGATGTTTGGCGTAAAACTCTCAACAGAACAGTCGTCCCGTTTTTTTATTCTTGCAACCGTGACGTTGATAGGCTGTCCAGCCTCTGCCACAATTTTAAAATTCTGTGGCGACCACTCAATGATGGCCCTGTCAAACCACCCAATTTTGTCGGCCAAGGTGTAACCGCCGCCAAGCGCGGCAATACTGGCAGCAACTGCGCCAATGGCTTTGGTGACATCAATCATGACCGGCCTTTAAGTTTTTACAATTTCGTTGCTACTTAGACCCGTGAACAAAATTTGCAAGATAGCCTACAACGGAAGAGATGGCAGAGACCATGACCATCCCAGCCCAGAAGCCCCCGCGCCCCTGATTGGCAAGACCAACCAACTGCTCAAGCTGGCTCTCCATCTTGTCCATCTTCCTTGACATCTCGTCAAAGCGGCGCTCATAGTCTTCGACTTTTTGCCACAGCACGCCATACTTAACTGGGTCAATTTCGAGAGCCATGGTCAGTCCTTAAAGATTCTGAGCTTCTAAAACTTTGTTCAATTGCTCAAGATTTGCTTGGGTGTATTTTTGATAGGACGATTTTAATCCAGAAGGCATAGGTACGGCAACAATCGGGCCACCCACCTCTTGGGCCACGGACAGGAACGATCTGGCGTTACCAGTACCTACGTTCCAGATGCCTGACTTGGGTATGTTGAAAAACGCCCTGTGTATGTCAATAACGGTTTGAACTGGCACAAAGTCACGTTTAAACTCCTCGCTGCCCTCAAACAGCCGAATAACCCCAGTCTTGGCCTGTTCCTTGAACTTGTGGAATGGGGACGCTTGATCGCCCTTGTGGTCTTCGTGGGGGCCGTAGACGTTAAAGTATCGAAACAACTGCACTGGCGACACAGGCTGCATCTGTTTAAAGTACGACTCAACCATAGCCTTTGACCGAGCGTACATGTTGGCTGGAGCTACCGGGTCGGACTCCTTGAACGTGGTGTTGTTTAAACCGTACACCGAAGCTGACGAGGCAATCTGTAGGGGAACCCTGTGCATCTGGCAACGATCCATCAAGGCGGTGGTGAAGTCCACGTTCTGCTGCCTTAGCGCAGACCAGTTATCGCAGCGGGTATCTGAGATGGCCCCGAGGTGAATCACCCTATCCAGACCAGACAGTTTGTAGTCAGGCTCACCCCACTCATAGAGCGACAGCTTGTGATCGGCCAAGGCCTTGACCATGTTCTGCCCAATGAAGCCCTTGTAGCCCGTAATCAGGATACGCATACCGTCCCCATGTAGGTGCAGGACTTGGCGGCTTTCTCGTTGGCAAAACGGATGGCAGCGTCCACATCATCCGTGTCAAGGTGCTTGGCTACCAGAGCGGCCAAGAACACATCCCCAGCTCCGCAGACATCGACCACTTCGGTTGCTGGCGCACGGTGCAGTTGATTTAGATACCCAGCGCCCTTGGCT